ATTATCATTTACATGATTAATTGATGCTTTCATGACTTCAGTTTTCTGAGCCTTTGCTTTATCAGTCTTAACTTTATCAATCTTCTTTTGATGATCTTGTTGAAGAAATTTTGTGTAACCCTTTGCACTTGGCTTTTCTCCACTATCAACAGTTGAGTTTGCGTAACGCAATAGAGTTTCTTCATGACCTTCATGGTGGTCATGTGAATGATCTTTTGAGAGTTTTTTTGTTGCAGCGATATGTTCAAGTGCTTTTCGCTTTGCTTCTGGGCTGAGTTTTCTTTCTTCTGAAGAAACAAGATGACTCATTAGATGAACATCTGGATGTTCTTGCAACTCGCCTTCACCGATTGGAGATGTGCTGCCATCAGCAGCAATACGAGAGTGAAGCGCAATGCTCAATGGAGCCTTTGCGAGTTTCTTTCCTTCTGCAGAATTTTTATCTACAGAATAACGAATAGTATTCGGTTTGTGACCGATGTTGCCATCTTCTTCGGTGCGGTCTTCAAGAGAACTGAGATATCCACCCTGATATTCTCCTGAACCCTTTGGAAGCACTTTATGGACGTGCTTGAGGATATTCATAAGTGGACCAGCGATGTATGGCTTTTCGCTGTGTTGTTTCTTAATATCTTCTGAAGAGAAGTTATAAGTTGCGCCAGTGCCTTTATACTTTACACCGACTTTACCTTCTGGTGTGCGAATGGCTTGGAAAGACATTCGATCGTCGATCTTACGAGTGATCGGAGTGCGACCACTGATAACACCTTGAATCTTGGAGAGAGTGGAACCGACTGCGCCTTTACGAGTGTTAAAAGCGGCTTCAGAAGGATGTGGGAGGTGTAGTATTCCGCGAACTGGTTTTTTCTGTTCTGATAATAATGGAATATACTGCTTGAAGCCAAACATACTCTCTCCACACTGTGGGATTTTACTAGTATATTTAGTTAATTTTATTCGTTAAGATGCCTTGAATGACGCTATCAATTGTTTCGTTGATGGTGTATTCTGGACGATAACCGAGTTCTCTCAACTTGGTATTATCCATAAAGAAAGAGCGAGAGGATTGAACTTTCTTGTGAAACTCTTTCTGTTCGATCGTACGAATCTCTGAGCCAGAATCCATGGCATCTCGAGCATAGCGAATAATGTCGCGGAAGATTATTCCCTTTCCGTTTCCAATATTGTAGATTGAGTTGAGTTCGCCTTTGTTGATAACCAGATCGATTGCTCTAGCGCAATCGCGAACATCAATATAATCACGATAAAAATAACCGCTATCATAGAGGTCGACTCGTTTGTTTTCAGAGAGTTCGCCCAATAGATATTGGACTGCGTTTTTCTTCGCAGAAACCTTTTTATCATTTGGACCAAGAACATTCGCCAACCTCAAAATGCGATAGTTTAAATTAAACGTCTCGCAGTATGACATGAGCAACTGCTCGGCGCATCTCTTTGTAATGGAATAGAATCCCTTCGGATCGCATAAATCAGTTTCTGAAATACCGATTGACCCCTCACCGAAGCCAGAGTCTCGACCATACACAAACCAACTTGAGATGAAATTAAAGCATCCAGGTTGTTTAGATGATTTTATATAGGCTTTGTAATTGTCAAGAACCTTTACAAGTATGGTTAAATTAGTATGTATATCCAGAGTAGGATCGACGTGTACATTATAATTGTCAACAGTGCTAATAAAATAAACAACGTCGGGAGAAAATACTCCGATATTTTCTCGATAATTTTTGAAATACCCATTTTTCGTTGTATTGCAGAATTGCGATCCGACGAATCCGTTTCCTCCGAAAACATTTAGCATACCCATTTTTGCATTACACTCTCATAGTAGGCAAACACTTCTTCACCATAATGCGGTGGGCATCCAACGAAGAATACGTTGCTCAATGCCTTGTTTGCGTTTGGATACTTCGAAGCATCGTCAAGATGCTTATAGCCAGGATGCAGCAGAATATTTCCAGCGAAGTAATTGCGAGTTTGAATCTTGTTTTCTTCGCAGAATGCTTGAAGTTTTTCCTTCAGTTCAGGTGTATCCGTAATCAGTGGTACGCCGAACCATGACGGATCAGCCAAGAGAAGATTCTCAGCAACACGAACGCCTGGAATATACTTCTCAAAGAGATGCTTGATGCGCGCAAAGTTCACACGACGCTTAACATCAATCTCGTCGATCTTTTTCAACTGCTCAATACCAATAGCGCCTTGCATATCAAGTGGCTTGAGATTGTATCCCATGTTCGTGAACAGATACTTGTGATCGATTATTCCATTATATCCTTCAAGCCATTTATCAAAGCGATTACCACATGTTCCGCAAGCCAATAGATTAGCAGCACCAACGCAACGGCAATCACGACCCCACCAGCTAATGCTACGAGCGGTGTTGATGAGGTTTTCGTCATTTGAGCAAACCATGCCGCCTTCGCCCGTTGAAATGTGGTGAGCAGGATAGAAAGATGTTGTCCACGCATAGTAATAATCCGTCAGAAGTTTACCATCCCACTTTGTGCCGAGTGAATCACAGTTGTCACCAATCAAACGAATGCCATGTTTCTCGCACATAGCCTTGATTCGGTCCATATCTGGCGGATTGCCAAGAACTGGTGAGACAAAAATGGCAACGGTCTTATCGGTGATCCACTTTTCAACATGATCAAGATCAAAGTTGAGTGTCTTCATTTCAATATCAACAAAGACTGGCACAAGCCCATTTTGAACCAACGGAGCAATTGTAGTTGGGAAGCCTACTGGTGAAACGATAACTTGATCACCATCTTTCCAACCCAAATGCTTCTTGAGCGCAGCAACCATCGTCAAGTTAGCCGATGAACCAGAGTTGACCATGTGGCAATGCTTTACATTGAACTTATGTCCAAACGCCCACTGAAACTTGGCAACTTGCTCACCAGAAACGAGCCATTTACCTGTTAGGAATGCAGTAACACCAGCAATGACTTCTTTCTCGTCCCAATATGGACCAGAATAAAAAACAGTATCCTTGCCAGGAGTAAACTCTTTGCAATTATATGCGTACTTCGGTGTACCAACAGCCGCAACCAACTCTTCAATCATTTGCTTCACGTCACTCATTATTTCACCCTCAAAATTTGAGACAAGTATTTACCATAATCCGATTTACTATATTTCTCAGCAGCACGACGAACCTGATGTTCTGTAATCCAAGAATTCTTATAAGCAATTTCTTCTGGGCATGCAATCATCATACCAGTTCTACGTTGTACTGATCCAACAAACACAGAGGCTTCTGCAAGAGATTCAAACGTTCCAGTATCAATCCAAGCAATACCACGATTTAGATATTCAATTTTGCAATCATGATCCTGCATGTAAAGATTGTTAATATCTGTAATCTCTAGTTCGCCTCTTGCTGAAGGAACGATCCTCCAAGCATATTCTACTACTTTATTGTCGTAAAAGTAAAGCCCAGTGACCGCATAATTGGTTGGTGCAAATTTAGGCTTCTCGATAATTCTTACAGGCTCATCATTATCGTCCAATTCAATTACACCAAATCTTTCTGGATCAGCAACGTGATATGCAAACAATGTTGCACCAGAGTTATTCCAAGCAGCATGATTGAAACGATTGATTAATTCATTACCATAGAAAATATTATCACCAAGAATAAGAGTCACATCATCTCTACCGATCCATTTCTCGGCAATACGAAAACATTCAGCGATGCCTTTAGGTTCAAGTTGAGTTGCGTATGTAATATTAAGACCCCATTGCGAACCATCACCAATTAAATTCTCAAATGGTGCGCGATCAGCAGGGGAGGTGATAATCATAATATCACGAATGCCAGCCATCATTAATGTAGAAATTGGATAATATACAAGCGGCTTATCATATACAGGAAGCAATTGTTTTGAAATCACCTTTGTGCATGGATAAAGTCTTGTTCCTAATCCTCCTGATAAAATAATTCCCTTACGCATTATAATACTCCAATGTTTTAATTAAGCCTTCATTAATATTAGTTTTTGCTTGCCAGCCCAAGTCATAAGCAATTTTAGTCGCATCCATGGCGTATCTGAAATCATGACCCTTACGATCAGGTACAAAATTAATCCAGTTCTGATACATGTGAACTGGCTTACCCATCAAATCAAGAATGAGTGTAACCATATCTAGATTACTCATCTCGACGCCGCCGCCGATATTGTATCGCTCGCCAAATTTAAAGTTTTGACCAATAGTTAGTAATGCTTCGCAATGATCTTCAACAAACAACCAGTCACGAATATTCTGACCTGTGCCATAAACAGGGATTGGAGTATTGTTCTTAATGTGACGAATGACTGTCGGGATGAACTTTTCTGAATGTTGTCGCGGACCGTAGTTATTTGAACAATTAGTCACAACTGCATCAAGCCCATGCGTGTTGACATAAGCACGAACTAAATGGTCACTGGCTGCTTTGCTTGCAGAGTATGGATTGCGAGGATCGTATGGAGTGCTTTCAGTAAACCCTGGATCATCATGACCCAAACTTCCGTACACTTCGTCAGTAGAAACGTGGACTAATTTCCCACCGTATTTGCGAATACACTTGAGAATGTTGTGGGTTCCATTAATATTTGTATCCAAGAAAATATCGTCGCCACGAATGGAATTATCCACATGAGATTCAGCAGCAAAATGGAAAGTAATATGCGGCTCGTGATCATGATACAAACTCTCCAAATGCCCGAAATTGCGAATGTCGCAACGCTTGAGTTTGAGTCGCCAATCGTTCCAATAACCTTCTAAATTGCTTTCGTTTGCAGCATAAGAGTTATTGTCGATGATAATGATCTCATCTTCAGGATACTTCTTCAGATGAGAGATTACAAAATTAGAACCAATAAATCCCAAACCACCAGTCACAAATGTAGTCATAAAGCCTCAATTAAATTTGCACGCCCATTCTATCTGCGGCTCTTGTGTAGCCATTTTTTGTACGCAAGAATGCTTTTTTACCACTCTTGATTTTCTTAATATCACTTGATATAATTACATCCCACTCACTTACACCATTTATTGTTATATCAAACTTAACATAAATGACCGCACCTTCAATAGCATCAGCAAAGATCGAATTAATATCTAGTCCACCAGAAACGCTTTGGTCTCGTATGAATTTTTCGCATTCATACATCACCTCATTTAATGTTGGTTTCTTTTTAGATTTCAGATAATCATTTTTACTTATAAAGGATGCTACACTTGATAAATTAAAACTGCGTTCATCTTCTCCAACTGTGCTTTCTTTAATTAAACTTGGACTCATAAATCCAACTGCCTTCAGTGGACCAATAAGTGTACTATTCTCAGAAAGAATCTTTAGCACATTATATTCTTTTGTCTTTTTCCATTTCTTCACTTTGGCGGGATCTTTTTCTAAAAGATCTAAGATGTCTTTTGGCTTAACAACGTTCGTTGTCTCACCAGATTTGGCAGAAATGATATACTTTTTAGATCCCTCATATATCGCGTAATCCATTAATGGTTCATTTGGTCGAAGTGGAACTTCAACAGTCATTCTATCTGAAATGCGAATATTTTTAGGTTTAAACAAATGCAGGTAATGTACTGCAATTGGACCAATCACCTCACCAAAATCTTTCTTAATATCATTTAACGGCAGATTAGATTCAACTTTTTTATACACTGAACTAATCTGCTGATCTTTTATTTTACCCATTGAATGGTCAACAAGAGCATTTAGATAAGTCTTAATA